CGGGAGATGACGTTCATGATCGACTCGTCGGCCTCCCCGTCGTCGATCGTCCGCGGGATCTCGTCCGGATCGGTCACGTTGGTCACGTTGATGATCGGCGGCGCGGTCGTCACGTTGACAACGGGCGCCTGCTGCTGCGCGAGCGCGGCAGCGGTCTCGCCGGCCGGCACGATGTTCCCGGCCTCCGGCGGGGTGAAGAGCTCGGGCCCCTCCTCGCCCACCAGGAACGCCTTCCCAGGCTCCACGTCCCCGCCGCCAGCTCGCGCACCCCCGAAGAGGGCATTGAAGAACCCAGAGCCTCCGCTGGCCGCACCTCCGGTAAACGCGTCGATCAGGGCGAGCAGGGCCTTCTCGACCAGGATCCGCTTCAGGTCTTGCAGCAGAGCCTGGGTGAAGTCGTCGAAGCTGCCCTGGCCGGTGACGGCGAACTCCACGATGGCGTCCTTGGCCCCTCCCAGCGCGTCCACGGCCACGTCCTCGAGCCCTGCCAAGACATTCTGGAAGATGCTCAGCTCTTCCGTCGGCGTCTCTGCGGCGCCCTCCTGGGCAACCCGGAGCCGCTCGAGCGCCGCGGTGTACTGGTCGATCGTGATGATCCCCTGCTCCCTCAAGGCCCGGAGGTCCTCCTCGGCCTGCGCGAACCGGTCCGTCTCGTCGTGCAGGAACTCCTGCACGCTGCTCAACGCCTGCAGCGCCTCCAGCTTCTCTCTGAGGGATGCTCGCTCGGCGTCGCCCAGGACGATCTTCTGCTCGGCGAGGTCCGCCTCGATCCTGGCCAGCTCGACGTCGACCTCGCGCTCCGCGCGCGTCAGCTTGAGCAGGCGCTCCTCCTCGGCAAGCGCAGCGTTGAGCCCGTCCAGCGTGGCCGCGCGCCCAACGTTCGGATCAGGACCTGTGGATGCGTCAGGTGGCTCAGCGATCGGCTCAGCCCTGCCGCCACCACCGAAGAAGAGCGCAAGACCAGTCGCCTCGACAGCCCTCGCCGCCGCGAGCCTGACAGCGAACGCCTGCGCCGCCTCGTCAGCGAGCCTCTCCGCCTCGGCGCGAGCGATTCTCTCGTTGATGTCTGACCCGATGTCGAGGAAAGCCTTGATCGCCGCACCACCCTCGAGGCCCTCGAACCCAGAGAAGAGCGCCTCCCCGGCCGCCGCCCCGACGTCCGCGATCGCCCCGACGAAGTCCGTCTCCAGGTTGGTCCGGATGTCGTCGGTGAGCCCCTTGAACTGGTCCCCGATGCTCGACAGCCCACTGCCCACTAACCGCTGAGCGCTCTCGAACGGCGACGAGAAGTCGAACTCGGCGATGATGCGGAAGCTCTCGATCGTGAGGTCGATGAAGCGACCGATCGCGTCTCCGATGCTCTTGAAGACGGCGATCGCGAAGTTCGCGAACTCCTTCAGCGAAATCAGAGCGTCGCCCTCGCCGCCGAAGACGGTGGAGAACGCTTCGCTAACGAACTCGAACGCGTCAGACACGAACCCGCCGACAAGCTCGAACGTCTGCCGCGTCAACGTGACCAGGTCCTCGAAGACCAGCTTGGCAGTGTCGAAGATAATCGGCAGGATGAACTCGACTCGATCCTTGATGGCCCCGAACGCGGCGCTGACGACGTCCCCGACCCGTGTGCCGCCGACCTCGAGGTCGGCGATCTCCTCGCGGAACGCCACGATCGCACCGATCGCGAGCGCGATGATGCCGGGCAGCAAGGTCAGGGGGTTGGCAAGGATAGCCACCGCGAGCGCGGCGAGCGCGGGGATGACCGTCCCGACGATCACGGCCACCGCGAGGGTCTCCAGCACCTTCGAGACGGTCTCGGCGTTCATGGCCAAGAACCGGAGCCCCTCCGCGAAGGAGCGGACGAGGTCCTCGAGCCCGCCGACCGTTCCGCGCGTGGACCCGAGCTCGAGGATCAACCCCTCGAAGGCGCTCCTGGCGGCCAAGAGCGCACCCTTGAGGTTGTCGTCCATCGTGGCCGCGATCCTGTCGGCGGTCCCCTCCGCTTCGCGCAGGGAGACCGTCATGGCCTCGACATCGGGGATCGACGTGCGCAGCACCTCGAAGGCCGGCCCGCCGCGGTCCCCGAAGAGCTCGAGCGCCAGGCCGGTGTCCACGCCGGCGTCCGCCAGGCGCTGCAGGGCGGCCGTCAGCCCGACCTGGGAGACCCGGACCTCCCCGGCCTCGACCCCCATCTCGCGCAGGAGCTGCACGGTCTTCGTTGAGGGAGACTCGAGCTCCGAGAGGATCCTCCGCAGACCCGTGCCGGCGAGGCTCGCCTGGAGGCCCGCGTTCGAGAGAGCCGCGATGGCCGCCGTGGTCTCCTCGACCTCGACGCCCACGCCGGCGGCGACCGGGGCCACGAACTTGAGGGCCTGGCCGAGCTGGGAGACGGTGGTGTTCGCGCTGTTGGCCGCCAGGGCCAACACGTCGACCACACGAGACGCCTGGTCGGTCTCGAGCCGGAATCCCGTCAGGACGTTGGAGGCGATGTCCGCGGCCTCGCCGAGCCCCAGTGCTCCGGCTTGCGCAAGCCGAAGCGTGTCATCCAGTGACCCCAGGATCTCCGTGGCGTTGAAGCCCGCGCGCGCGAGGAAGGTGGCGCCCTCCGCGGCCTGGGACGCGCTGAACCTGGTGCTGATGCCAAGGTTCTTGAACTCCTGCTCGAGCGCGGCGATCTCGTTCTGGGTGGCGTTCGAGACGGCCTGGACGGTCGAGACCTCCTGACCGAAGTCGGCCAGGAGCCTGGTCGCGCCGATGATACCGCCACCGAGTGCCGCGAGCGCGAACGCCTGCCCGAGTGCACGCCTCACCCTTCCGGCCCGATCCTCGATCCTGCCAAGTCCTCGCTCGACGGTCTTCGTGCCGGCCTGGGCACTGGCCGGGTCAACGATCACCCTGATGCGGAAGTCGGTCATGATCTACCCGCGCGGGCGGAGGATGCCTCCGCGCCGACGCCCTCGCTTCGGAGCCTCCTTGGGACGGTGCCGTCGCGCCTGCGATGCCTGACGCCTGCTCTCCTTCTCGTACTCGCCTCGCATGTTCTGCAGAAAACCGTAGTCCATGATCCGGATGATCGGATGCAGGACGTGGTCGATCATATCCGGCTCCAGACCGAGCCAACAGCCATAGTCCCTGATGGCCCTCCAGGGGATCGGTCCGATGAACTGGCCGGCCATGCCGCGCATGGTAGCCAGCTCCCAGAAGGCTTCGAAGTAGAAGCTCTCAACCGGATCGATCGCTGGCTCGTCTAGGTACCAGTCCGGAGGCGTCCTGCCCTTGGCCAGACAGGACGCGACCGCCTTCTCCTCTCGCCTGTAGCGCAGCTCCCAGAGGAGCCGCGCCTTCAGACGTTTCCCTGCTCGGCCACCTCGTCCGGGGTCGGCATGTCGTCCGGCAGGAAGTTGACCGGGTCCTTCGCGAAGATGCGCAGGTTCGAGAAGATCCAGTCCGGCAGCGCGGTAAGGAACTTGCGGCACTCGAACTCGCTGAACGGGACCGCCTCGCCGGCCTTGTTGAAGACGCCCTCCCAGCCCTTGACGATGTGCTTCGGGAAGAGCTGCAGGTCCTCCTCGCGGCCCTCCTCGATGGTGGTCTCGTCGATGCGCGCGCGCACTCCTCGTCGTCCGGACCGCTTGATCGACTTGGACCAGTAGAGCTTGGTCTCCCTCGTCGCAGGGGCCAGCGTGAGGCGCGGATGTCGCAGCGGACCGCCTCCCCTGTCCACGGTTCCGGGAGGGGTGTCGATCTCCACGATGTCGTAGGTCGTGGTCGCTCCGCGCTGCACCTGAAGGTGCGAGAAATCGTAGTCGCCCATGGCGGTAGTAGCTTCCTTCTTCTGTTGATCCGGAGCGCCCCTCAGACGTCGAGGAGCGTTCCGTCATGATGCCAACCCCACTTGGCCGCTACTAGGGCCTGGGATCAGGCGGTCGGGATGACCGGGATGGTAGAGACGCCGATCGACGTGCCCAGGACCGGGTCGAGGAACGCCTGACCGGTCAGGTTGACCTTCACCGACTCGTTCACCGGCAGGTCGCGCCCCCCGTTGCCGAGCGTCATGGAGGGGATGTCGATGCCGATCACACCGTCGTCGTTCTCCAAGATCCAGTCCATCGTGACCGTGGTGTTGCTGCGGATCCTGGCGATCACGAGCGGGCTCGAGAACAGGGCCACGGTCTCGATGTCGACCTCGAAGTTCCCGTAGTTCAGGAACCTGGCCCCCAGGACGCCGAGTACCTTCTCGGGCGTGACGCCGTTCCCGAGCGTCGTGGTCATCTCGGTCAGATCCGTCGTCAGCCCGTTCTCGTCGACGTCCTGGATCCGCAGGCGAGCAAAGTCCGCGGACGTGTTGAAGGCCGTCGTCTGCACCGGCTCGGCCGGCGTCGACGCGTTGGTCTTGCGCGATGCGTTGTCGACCGGCGGCTCGGTGTCCGTGCCCACGAGGTTGGCCGTGAACGTCGCCTTGTCCTGCCCCGGCGTGTTGATGCCCAAGGTGTTGCAGAGGTTGTCGAGCGCGTACTCGAACCCGTCAGGGTTCGCGACCGGCGTCGGCGGCTCGGTCTCGTACAGGTTCGGCCATCCGGCCTCGAACTGGAAGTAGCGCTCGAGGAAGGACCCGTCCGAGACCGGGACGTTCCGGATGAACTGTCCGAACAGCAGGTCGACCGCGTCGGCCGCCTCGTTGCCTCCGCCGTCGAGGCCCGTGCCCAGGTCGTTCGTGACCTTGTCGACGGTGATCGGCTGGCCCACGCCCGAGCCGACCGTGACCACCCGGGCCCAGGCCGTACCGTTCGTGAACTGCTCGGTCGCCGTCAGCCCGCCGACGTAGATGAGCTGGCCCGGCGTCAGGCCGATGGTGCTCGGGTCCACGGTAGCCGACGTCAGCGTCTTGGCCGTGTCGTCCCACGCCAGGTCCGTGAACCGGAACCCGGCAGTCTCGAGCGTCGCAAACCCGGTGTTGCCCGGATCCTCGTCGAGGATACCCGATGCTCCACCGTCGACCTCCACCTCCGTGGTGTTCGATGCGGTGACCTCCTTCAGCCCGTTGTTGACGGCGTTGACGTCGAACCCCCGGGTGAAGACCAGCGCCCCGACCGGGATGGCCGAGGCCAGGGCCGAGAAGCTGTACCCCTCGGTGGTCAGGATCGGCAGCGTGGCGTCGGCCGCCACGGCCTGGCGCAGCGCGCCCGAGGCAAGTCGGTGGTTCGTGGCCTGGGCGAAGATGAACCCTTCGACGAAGTCGAGCCACGAGTCCAGCGTCAGGTCCGCTTCGAACTCGACGGACGAGTCCAGGTCGGTAATCGTGCCCTTGCGGCGTTGCCTGCTGGGCGAGATCGGGCCACGCGGAACAGTCGTGATCGTCGGTACGAACTGGCTGATCGAGTTCGGCTCGAGCAGCTTCCACGCGGGCGATGCACCGAGCACCCCAAAGGACTGCTGGATCGCGTACGCCAGTGAAGTGTTGTTGGTGAGCGTGCGTCCCATAGAGATTCTCCTACTTGCTCTCGTCGTAGTCGAAGGGAACCTCGACCAAGGCTGTTTGCCACTTCCCGTCCGTCCCGGTTTCGCGCGGGTCGGCCTGGAAGAATCGCAGTCCGTCGAAGCTGACGCCCTCGAAGAGGTCCGTCACGGCCTTCATCAGCGTGTCGAGCTGGCCCTCGCCTCGGTTCTCCGGGATGAAGAGTTGCACGAACACGGATGCCACGCGGGTGAACCGTCGCCCGTTGATGGGTCCGAGGGTCTGTCCACCGGTCGCCTGCAGGCGCACCGACAGGCGGACCCACGCACCGCTCGCCGGCGGGGTGAAGTTCTCGCCGGCAAAGGTGTAGTGGCTAGCCGGCGTGGCTGTCCAGCCAGCGCGGAACCGCTCGTAGATGGACTCGCGAGCCTCGGCGAAGGTGGTCATGCGATCGACACCTTCCGGACCGCCTTCAAGATTGCACGCTGCACGAACCCACTCGGCGCCTGGCGCGAATGCCCATCGTTGAGCCGACCAATGTACGGCACGTTGTTCGAAATAAAGATCGGGCCCTGACGGAGACGGTAGGTCGCCGCGACACGCGCGAGACCTGACTGCGCCTGACCTCCAGCAATGGTGCTCTCGCCGCGCATAGGCACCTCGCCGTCCGGCTCGGTCGCCGGGACTCCGATGGAGGGGATCCAGTTGGCGCGCGCCCATCCGGTGTCGACCGGCGTGCCGCCCTCCGATGGGGCCGCAACCAGGCCGGCGTGCACCTCGAGCGCCAGGCGCTTGATGGCCCGTTCCGTGAACGCCGTCAGGTCGTTCACGACGATCCTGGTCTGGCTCGCCACGCAGGGTCCTCACAGCGCCTTCTCGAGCCCGTTCTTCTCCAGCCATTCCTCGACGGCTTCCGGCCCCCTCAGCATGACGAGCTCCTCGCCGTTCCCGAGGACTCGAAACCATCCGCCGCCACGGTTCTCGACCTCGATCCGAACCTCGGATCCAACGACACCCTCGTGGCCGTGCTCGCGCGCCTTGGCCGCCACGTCAGGCGCGTCGGCAGCACCTTTGCGGCCCTGGCGGCGCGCCAAGAACCCCAGCATGTAGGCGGTCCAGGCGTCGCCCTTGGCGCCGATGGCGTTGCGCCTCCACAAGTGGCGCAGGTAGTGCAGCCGGAACGTCGTCGGGACCTCGTCCCCTGGCTGCAGGTGATCCTTGGAACTCACCCGGATCGGCTTGACGGCGACCCACTCCGCGTGGCGACGGAACCGCGACTTGCGCGGGGGTCGCTCTCTCTTGGG